GGGACGGCGTGAACACGATGGATATGCCGTTCCGTTTCCTGCCCTGCATGATCGCCGGGCTGGCGTACTATTTGGCCATGAAGGTCCCGGGTGGGATGGACCGTTTGCAGGTGCTCAAGCAGCAGTACGACGAGGCTTGGGAGCTGGCCGCTACGGAAGACCGTGAGAAGGCCGCTGTGCGCTTTGTGCCCCGCCGCCAGTATCTGGGGAGTGGCACGTAAATGGCCAACCGGTTTGCGTCAGGCAAGAATGCGATTGCGATATGCGATCGCTGTGGTTTTCGCTTCAAGCTCACCGAGCTGAAGAAGGAGATCATCAAGACCAAGACGTACAACGCCTTGGTCTGCCCGACGTGCTGGGACCCGGACCAGCCGCAGTTGCAGTTGGGCATGTACCCGGTGGATGACCCGCAGGCGTTGCGCAACCCTCGCAGGGACACAACCTACGTGACTGCCGGCGTGAACGCCGCAGGCAACCCAACGGGGGGCTCGCGGGACATCCAGTGGGGCTGGAATCCTGTTGGCGGTTCGAAGTTTTTTGACGATGCTCTGACGCCAAATAACTTGGTTTGTCAGACGGAACTTGGTACAGTCGCAGTAGCGACCATTTAAAGGAGTCCACCATGGATGCCAAAACCGCAGTGCGCAAGCATGAAAAGAACATGCACCCCGGCCAGAAGCCGACCAAACTGAAAGCTGGCGGCAAGACCAATGCCGACATGCTCAAGTACGGCCGCAACATGGCCAAAGTCGTGAATCAGCGCAGCCCCGGCCGCAAAGGAGCCTGATATGGCCACCTACAAAAACCCGACGTACAAGCCGCTGGCGGAGGCCGGTACTGCCAACAACAAGCAGTACCTGAAGGACACCAATGTGTCCGTGGCCAACAGCCGCAGCAACGACTACAAACCCACCAAGACCAGCGGCATCAAAATCCGTGGTACTGGCGCGGCCACCAAAGGCACGATGGCTCGCGGCCCGATGGCTTGAGATAAGACATGAACTACACCGAGTTGAGCGAAGCCCTCAAGGCGTACACACAGAACTACGAAGACGATTTCGTAGCGAACATTCCTGTGTTCGTACAGCAGGCGGAGCAGCGCATCTACAACACGGTGCAGTTCCCCTCGCTTCGCAAGAACGTGACGGGGCTGACCACGGCCAACAACAAGTATTTGTCCGCTCCGGTCGATTTCTTGGCGGTGTATTCACTGGCGGTTGTTGATCAGACGGGCGCGTACGAGTACCTGCTGAACAAAGACGTGAACTTCATCCGACAGGCATACCCGACGCCGACATCCACCGGCTTGCCAAAGTACTACGCCCTGTTTGGCCCGACCACGACCAACAACAATCCGCCCGTCATCACCGACGAGCTGTCGTTCATTCTGGGCCCCACGCCCGATCAAGCGTACACGGTGGAGCTGCATTTTTACTACTACCCCGAGTCGATCACGGTGGCGGCAGATGGCCGCACGTGGTTGGGGGACAACTTCGACTCCGTGCTGCTGTATGGCGCGCTGGTGGAGGCCGTTACGTTCATGAAGGGCGAAGCGGACATGGTGACGTTGTACAACCAGAAGTACCAAGAAGCGCTTGCACAAGCTAAACGTCTGGGCGATGGTATGGAGCGGACCGATGCGTACCGCACTGGGCAGTTCCGACAGGCGGTGACTTGATATGGCGTTTGAGCAGACACTGACAACGAGCTTCAAGCAGGATGTCCTGCTTGGAGTGCACGACCTCGCCACCGACACGATTAAGCTGGCGCTGTACACGGCCGAGGCCGATCTCAATGCTGGTACGACGGTCTACTCCACGGCCAACGAGGTTGTCGGCACGGGCTATGTGGCGGGCGGCAATGTGCTGACCGGGGCTACGGTGTTGGCTTCTGGCACAACGGCATATGTCGACTTTGACAATTCGACGTGGGCTTCGGCTGCGTTTACAGCTCGTGGCGCGCTCATTTACAATGCCAGCAAGGGCAATAAGTCGATTGCTGTGCTGGATTTTGGTTCGGACAAAACCGCTACCACTTCTTTCACTGTGCAGATGCCCGCCAACACCGCGACATCGGCCCTCATCCGTTTCGCATAAGGAGTTTGAGATGAACGATATTCAGACAGCGGCCTCTTCCGATCACGCGGCAGGTGAAGTATTTCGCCCCGGTGACGCGGAGGTTGGGGCTACTGGCGGCGGCGTGTTTCGGATGCAGTGTTATGACGCGTCTGGCGCTTTGAAGTGGGAGGCCGAAGAGCACAACTTGGTCGTAAACGTCGGCCTGCAAGATATGAACGCCAAGTACTTTACTGGCGCGTCTTACACGGCAGCATGGTATATTGGTCTGTACGGGTCTTCGGGCACCAACACTCCCGCCGCGACGGATACCATGGCCTCGCACCCCGGATGGGTTGAGGTGACCGCGTACAGTCAGACTGCTCGCCCAGCGTGTTCGTTTGGTTCCGCTACCAACGCAGACCCGTCGGTAATTACAAACTCTGGTGCCGCCGCAGCTTTTAGCATCAATGCCACTGTTACTGTTGGCGGCGCATTTTTGACATCGGACAATACCAAAGGTGGCACTAGCGGCGTTTTGTTTTCCGCCTCTGCGTTTGCATCTCCCGGAGATCGAAGCGTAGTTTCCGGCGATACGCTAACTGTCACGTACACATTCAGCTTGGACGCTGCATAAGGATATTGGCGATGGCAACAAATTTCCGCAGAGGTGATACCGTCAAGGTTAATGCCGTTATCCCGCAAGGCCCGGTCTTGTCCATCCGGATGGACGAGGACGGCGAGGTTTGGTATTTGATCGAGTGGGCCGACGTTGATGGGGTTGTGCAGCAGCGCTGGTTTAGCGAGAGTGCGCTAGTGGCGGTGTAACATGTTTAGTGCGGCTGCAATTTCCGCCGTACCCATATCGGCCGCAGGTGGGGCGATTTATGTGGCGGAAGTTCAAGAATCTGCTGCGGGGCAGAGTTCCGAAAGCGTATCCGCAGCACTTACCGCACTTGTTTCGACTGTTGGTTGGGGTAGAAACGCATGGAACCGACAGGCGTGGCAGCGGACAAGTACGGGCCCGCTGTGTTCTGATACCGTCATCGGTAAGTCCCCCATAAACACTGCTGCGCAAGAAGCAGCTACCGCAAGTTCGCTTGAGACCGCAGGCAGTAGCTTTCTGGTTTTTGCGGCGGACAGCGCCGCTGGGGCGGCTAACGCGCAGGCACTCACGGTGATCTTGTGCGCGACGGCAGCGTCAGCGACTATTTCGGACCTAGCTCTGGCCGCAGCGTCTTTTGCCGCTTCGGCATCGGCCGCAGCCGCGACTGGAGAAACTATTCGTGCAGGCGTGGCCGTTCCTACGTTCGCTGCCGAAACCGCGCAAATATCGGCGGACGACTCCGCTTCGTTCATTTATTTTGTAAACACAAGCGAGGCCGCTCAGATCGTTGATTTGGTTGGCGGAGTCTTGGTATTGATCGCCTCCACAGACGCCGCCGCGCTTATCGGGGCGAACGCAGCTGCTACCATTACAGCGCCCGTGCACGTTCCGGAGTTTGGGCGTGCGCAGGCTACGGTCGGTACTAACGCCTTATTTCTCGCCGCATTTTCGGATGGCGTGCAAATTACGGATGTCGCGGTTCTTCGGGCGTTGTGGGAGCTGATTGATGACAGCCAAACCGTAACATGGCAGAATGTGGCATCAAACGGTGACGCTGTTTGGAGCGCGGTTGCGACCCCGCAAAACGGGACATGGCAGCTGGTGCAGACATCGCCGACCACGTGGAGTACGGTAGACACAGCCCAGCCTTCGGTGTGGGTAGTGGTTTCAACGTAAGGAGTGATTAAATGCCGCTTGTATTGGCAGATCGCGTAAGACAGAGCACTTCGACCACGGGGACGGGCACGATAACGCTGAGCGGGACGCTTCCGGGCTTTCAGACGTTTGCGATTGTTGGTAACGGCAATACGACGTACTACACGATTGCGGATGTTGGTAGTGGGGATTGGGAAGTTGGTATTGGCACCTACACGGCATCGGGGACAACGCTGTCTCGCGATACGGTGCTCGCTTCTAGCAACGCCAACGCACGCGTAAATTTCGGGGTTGGTTCGAAGGATGTTTTCGTAACGTATCCGGCTGGCAGAGCTGTGTACGAAGAGGCGGATGGTAGTGTCATATTACCCGCTGCGTTGACCGCCGCAGGCGTGATTACCGGCAACAACTTCAACAATACAGATGTGTTCTACTACAACGCCCGCACGATCACCGCAGACAAGACGATCGCAAGCACGGAGAACGCCATGAGCGTTGGCCCCCTCACAATTGCTGATACTAGAACCGTGACCATCGCAGATGGCGGAGAGTGGGTAATCATATGAGCCGGCTTGTCGTAGGACAACTTCAAGCTTCTGATCCGGTTACAAACCTGATCAGCGTTGCTGCGGGTGACACGGTGTACTCACCGGGTTCTGTTGTGCAGGTTGTTAACACCACGCTTTATACGCCGACGTCCGTTGGTTTGAACGGTGCCAGTAATTTTGTAAACATCCCCAGTTTTGCGGCCACGATCACGCCAAAGTCTGCCAGCAGTAGGATTTACGTCACGGCTCGTTGGTTTGGGGAATCGAGCCCTCAAAATACAAACTGGGACACTACGTTTGGCCTTCGCCGAAACGGAACGGTTATTGGGCAAAACCCATCCGCAGGGGGCCTAAATGGCATTTCGATGGCTGCACTAAGCTATTACGCGGACGACGGAAACAGTACGCCGGAAATGATGTATTTGGACTTCTGGGATACTCCGGCGACAACGGCAGCTCTTACGTATCAAGTTTATGCGGCGTCTTTTAACCCATCAACGCTGTTTACAAACCGCACGGTGGGCGCCAGTGGGGCAAACTACGAATACGGCTCCAGTACGATTACGCTGTGGGAGATCGCTTCATGAGCACGCTACGCGTAAACAACATCACGGCGCGCACCGGCAGTGGAAACGTAGCGCTCCCTGCGGGTAACCGCCTTGTGGGCGCAGAAAGCGGGGCCCTAGTCGCTCCGGGCATGGTCTTGCAGGCTGTTTATGCAACCAGCGGGTTTGTAAACCAGACCATTAACTCCGCGACTCCGGTGGCGCTTACCGGCATGACGGTCACAATTACCCCCAGGTTCGCCACCAGCCGGATACTTTTGCAAGCAATGGTCGCCGCGAGCTGGTCTTATGTGTCATCTGTCCATGTGTTTAGAAATGGCGTCAACGTAATACCCAATCACGGAGGCAACAATCAGAGTGGGGGGGCCAACGCCTTGTGGACACACTATCAGTCTTCGCAAGAGGGAGATCGCGGCAATCAAGTTTTTCCGTTTCCTGTGATTTATCAGGAGTCGCCGGGGGTCACATCTGCCCTTACATACACTTTACGGGCAAATTCTGGTTGGGGTGGCGGGTCGGAAGTTTTTTATTTCAACAACCGTAATTCTCAGGACATGCTCGGTTCCAGCACAATGGTTGTTATGGAGATCGCACAGTAATGGCCTCAATCCTTCGAGTCAGCGATATACTCAAC